ATCCACGTTGAATATAGCAAAATGGTGCCCCTTAACCCCAAGTCTGTTTCCGTTTATACCTTCTCCATATAACTCTCCTTGAACAACAAAGATTTTAGGGCCGTTGGCCAGCACCCATTCTCTCATACGTTCTTCTATAGAAAACCTTTTGGCAATCTTCCAGAAAGTGTTATTTTCACTAAATTTAAGATCTATATTCCTGGAACAAACATGGAACTCTCCGTCAATAATTCCGAATGATGCGCTAGACCCATCCAATTTTTCTGTAGCATACACTTCTGTGGCAGAGAGTGTTTCAAGGGCTTCTTCTGCTATGTTCTGTATGCGTTCAGCATCTGTTTTCCAGATCCATGAAGGACGTAAGCCTCTTGCTTGCCCCGCTAGCTCTGCTGGGAGTGGTGGCTCCCATTTTCTTACCCCCAAAATATCGTCAACGCACGTCCCGACAGGAAGCCCCGCTAGTTCAGGGAACTCTGAGATCGGAATGATAAGACCTTGCGAATACTGTCCTCTCAACCGGATAGTTTTTAGAACGTGGCCCTTAACCCCGGTTGCGTCTGTCCGTATCCCTCTTGGGGCAAGAAAAGCGAAACGTGGGTCTTCGACATCTAACATAGAATCAATTTCGAAGTAAACTACTTTATCTCCTGGGGATACGTTGCCCTTGCCAGAAACAACAGTCCAGCCTCTTATACTGACTGCTTCTACGGCGTCAGCATCGGGAATAGGGCGGACCCCTTTAACCACATCTATTACGGCCAGGTTCCTGTCAGACATATAAACTTCTCTCTTATAGGGTAAGAGAGATTATAGCTGGCTTGTCAACCGCCCCGCTCGTTTTTGTCTTGGAGGCACCATTTCACTTCCAGAACCCACTGGTCCAGATCTTGCCCATTCCTCTCTACCCATACTGGCATCCCGAGAGATTCTGCGAACTCAACTTCCTTATCAGCCCCCGGAGAGTCGCCCCTTATCCGGTAGAGACCATCGCATCGCTCTAGCACGCTCTCACCAACACGCATGTAATGTTCGTATGGGCGGTGTTGAATAATTTCAGCTAGCACCGATAGTTGCGGAAGGAAGCAGTCGATCCCAAACCCGTTAAGTAAACTTTCAACAGACAAAGCTTTCCTAACACATCCCCACGGGTCGTTAGTGATAGGTCCTGCCACATAAACTAGTGGGCGTTCTATATTTCTATCAGTCATAGAGGTTTTGGATTCTTTCTTCAGTTATTCTTGTTGCTTCAGGGTTTACGTCTATTAAAATAAAATCTCTCTGTAACTTGCGTGCTGCGACACCTGTTGTTCCGCTCCCAGCAAAAAAGTCAAGAACAAGATCGTTCTCGTTAGAGAAGATTTCTATAACTCTCTCCAGTAATGCTAACGGTTTCTGTGTAGGGTAGCCGCATCGTTCTTTAGCACTAGTTGAGATGAAAGGTATTTCCCACACGTCTGCCAGCATTTTGCCTTCCGGGTGAAATCCTGGCCTGTCCCCGTAGTTATGTGGGTATGGTTCACGCATCACGTTAAACGTGTACCCGTCACCTTTCGTATACCATAACAGGTTATCATGTTTTCTTGATAGATGTTTCTTTGAAGCTCCACCAGAGTTGTATTTCCAGATTATTTCGTTCTGAAGAATACTGTTCGGAAGAGTAAACCCATCAAGATGTTCTTCTATGAAGAACCTGTACAGGTGTGCTGTTCGCCAATCAACATGGATAATAACGTTACCTCCAGTCTTCAACTTTTCCCAAGCTAAAGATAGGAGATCTAAAACATTCCAAACTGTTTCTTCCGGGGATAGGCTGTCGTCATATTCACCGAAATTTCTGCCGGTGGCAAACGGTGGATCTATATAGATTAGATCTATCTCCGGGATAGAATCTATGTGGTCTTTGAGCGTTCCGTTTAATATTGTCATAAAAAGTCAAGCCCCCCGGTCAGGGTAACTCGGCTGACCGGGGGGCACCTCTTTCCTGCAAGGAAAAGATTTTACTTTGATACGTTCGGGAGAGCTACTCCACCTCCCAGAACGGCAGCCACAACACCAATAACCAAGCCAGCGGTCTGATTATCTGTTACCCCGAGAGCGATCATGAGTGGGGCTGCTGCTAGCACAATACCGTAAATGTATCGTCTAACACTTGGGGGGATCGGGAAAGTATCTCCACCTTCGAAATCTTCATTGTCGTTAAAGTCAGTCATTTTACATTTTCCTTCCGGGGAATCCCCCGTTTTGTTCTATTGTTTTCTCTATTGTATAACTGGTACTGGTCTAGTCTCTCATAGAATTTGTCCCAAGGGACTCGTTCTGGCGGGTACACCGGAGAGTACTTGTATTTATCTTTTTCAAGTAGCCCAAGTTGAACAAACTCGTTGAAGATAACCGAAAGCCATTGAAAGCGTATACCTAGTATATCGGCATATTCGCCTTGAGAATACACAAAACAGTTGTTTTCGTCCGTGTTTTCCCAAATGAACTCGTACATCTCTTTTCGGTCTATTCTCCGGTGACCCATCCTGATTAGCCTCCTAGAATGAGATTTCGCAACTATCTGTGGTACAGAACTTGTCTTCGACAAACTCTGCAGCGCCCGTCCCATACAGCCTGCTGGCATCTATCGGCACAATTTTGTCCATCCAAGTTTTAGCGTCATCTTCGGAGATAGGCTCATACGGGGCTTGAGCGTAGGTTGTCCCAGAGTCGTCAATTGGAAGGAATGACGCTGATTTGAGTTGCCCTTGGAAAGAACTTAATAGTGGTTTGAGTTGGTCTTTCTCGTCGGGACGGAAAGATAGGGTACAGGACACGAGGTTGTCTGACCAGTAACGTTGAGCTAATGCTGCTAGTGACGCTTTCTCCCAGATTGAAACTTCTCGTTCTGATCGGATAGGAATTCCTTCTGTCGGGAAGGAGACCACGACTGTTGAGTTGGGGTCCATCACGTCTGGTTCTGTGTGGTATCCGGCTTCTCGTAGTATGTCTAGTAGCGGGTCTAGGTGGTTGAATCTGATGCGTCGAATGTAATAGCCGGATGTGGTTGGCCAGTGAACTCCGGGGGTGACGCCAGATATAAGGGCAGTCGATCCGCTAGGTTTTACAGTACTCATCTTGATGGATTCGCGAACACCGAGCCATTCAGAATATTTCTTATCGACGGCAGATAGGTAACGATACCCTTCGTTAAACCAGTTTGCCATTGTCTGCCATCCTCTAGTTTCAACAAACTGTGCAAGACCAGTCATAGATATGCCAACTCGATGATTCCGCATGATTACTTCGTTTGTTTCAGGCCAAGGAGTCTGCAACATACTCACAGCCTTAGTGTACATGTAGGCGTGTTTAATTGTGTGTTTCAAGTCTTCAACATCGTCATGGTTCGTTGGGTAAATTTCCCCTAAATTGCATTGCTCAGAACTCTCCAATGCAATTTCTCCGCATTGGAAAGCGTATATCCCATGCAATGATTTATCTTCAACCCGTGTAACAATCCCAACTGTATGATTATTGTCAACAGTAAGATTATAAACGTCCTCTTTATCTACAACTTCCACCGATACAACCCGGTGATTCACTGCTGACGCACACCGCTTCAGATGGTTGTACCCATAAAATATATGAGGGTTCTCTGTCTTCCCTTTGGCTTGGAATCGAACCGGGACCCCGGAAGCCTTACACTCGGCCTCCCATTCAACTTTCAACGGGTCACGGCCTAGCCTCACCTGCAAATCTAAATATATGTTAATTTGGGCGTTACGCGTGTTTACTGACCGTGCTCTAGAAGCGTCTCTGATTCCTTTGATACGGTTTGCTGTTGCTGGGTTAAGGTTTCCAGCGCTATCGTACTTATTATTGGTATACAGAATAGCACAACTACGCCCACAGAAAGCCTGTTCCCTCTTTCCCCAAGCTACCTCGAAAGTAGAGCCACACTCTTCACAACTTTTAACCACAAACATTGAGTCGCCATACCAGACCGTCGCTAGGTCTGTATTGGATTCCTGTTCTAAATAATACCTCTTCAGGTAGGAGCGGCGAGAGTTAGAGAGTTTCTCTCGCACCTCGGGTGCTTTCATAGCTTCGCTAGATCGCCTATGAATGTAGGCTTTATATTCTGGGTCGTTAAATCTTTCTCTAGCTTTAGCCCCAATTATGTTTTTGGTTTCCTGCGAGTGGGTTTTCCCAAACATTCCATTCTTCTCACCAGTATTATCTATAGCGTGGATTTTAGCATGTTCAGCGAACGTGAGAAGCTGAAGGTTATCGGGAGAATTATTGAGAGAATCATAATCCTTATGGTGAACCACAACCCCACCATTAATCCACCCATTACTCTCATTCTTTGCGTACATTTCCGTCCACTTATCAGGTTCGAAAAATTCTGAAATGAGACGATGTTCAAAAATTCGATCTACCCTACTGTCTACGACATTACAATTGACTCTCCAGTAATTCTTCCCACCCCGCTTAATGGGTTCCTTTCTCTTGGTGAAAGCCGGAAGTCTATCATTTTTAGATAAGTCTTTAGCTGCTTTAACTGTTCCATCAAGGAGAATGAACTCGTGATCTGGGGTTACCTTCACAGAAGATCTGTCATTAAAGGTTACTTTGATCAAATCTGAATCTTGGCGAGTTAATCTTGGTCGCCTAGCCCACTGAATAGAGACGGCCCCATTTTTAGGGTCAACCGAATAGACGGGGATATCGTCCCCAGAGGCAGCCAACTCTGCTATTGGCACATATCCTCGCCCATCAGCAACCGCAATAAGCGTATCCCCCGCAAAGCATGGGTTGGTTCCGGTAGCGCGATAATCCTTATCGTTTCTTGGGTCGGCTAACCTCCCGTACTGCTGCATAAGATCAACCCACAGAAATCCAGGTTCCCCGTTTATAGCAATCTGATCAACTAATGCAGATAAATCTTCTCCAGCATTAGTTAGCACAGAGTTGTTACTATAATTCCCCCAACCATCGTTTCCCATCCTTTCAAAGTTTTCTTCCAATTCCCAATTCTTGATATTTATATAATCGGTATCATCTTGATATCCAAAAGAGATTAAAGCACTTCTGCGGCTGCCGCCTGCCTGTGCTGCTTTACCTGTAAGGTTAGATATATCCACAATATCTCTAGATGATAACTTTTCTCCTTCCCTATTAGAGAGAAGTTCAGTTACTTTTTCGTGCATCCTTCTTAGTGGTCCCTCGCCTGATGCTACGCCACCAAAAGATTTTAGAGGCGTCCCTTCAGGTCGAATCTTTGAGTAATCAAACTTTATGGACTTACGATTCTTGAAAAAGAATGATTCGAGCAGAACGCCAAGCGATTCAGCCCACGCTTCACGGGTGTCTTCAATTACATGGGTTACATAGTTTCCTGTGTCCGGTTGATGAAGTGTGATATTACCTGCACCTCTAGTGTCTATCCCTACTCCAATTCCATTCATTGACATCTCCATAAGTCTAACGAATGGCATTGTGGCTTCATACTTTGAGCCTGTATTAATTTTTTCAGTTCCCAAAAAGGAACAATTGATCAGTCTGGCTCCATTGCCTGACTTGGCAATATATTCGGTTCCCATGTGTTGCATTCCGCGTCCGGGTGGGGTCCACTTGAAGTTAAACATGCGGTCGAAGGCGTCTTCTGCTGATCGTTGAGCCTTCTGGTCGTTCCAATGGGTTTTGCGGGCCTTAGCGTGGTCCTTGAGAATCGAGTAGTAGCCTTCGACGCAGCGTCGGCAGACTTCCCACCATTGTTCCTTGGTGCCGTCTTCTTTCTTTCGTGAGTATTTGAGGACGAACGTGAGTTCGCTCAGACTGTTTCCTCCACCGATGTTGAACCCCCAAGGGACATCCTTGGTTTTGTATGGTTCGATAAAATCGTTGGATAGTGAAAATGAAAGAAAGTCGGACATTGTGTAAGCCTCCAAAATGAACTATGGGATGTATTTAACGACCGCTACGAAAAATACATAGCACTCAACCGGGAAGCTTAATCTACCCCATTCAAGCTATCCGGCCAAACAAACGGCTAGAGGGATAGCCGGGTTTTCAAAGCCCCCAGAGCAGCAGAACGCATCTGAGACACCCTCGCTTCAGTCAACCCCAACAACTCGGCAACCTCTGTCAAGGAAAGTTCATAGACGTAGAACAAAGCAAGGATAGAAGAGTCGGATTCATCAAGAGTTCCGATAACCCTAACAATCCTATCAATCACATGCTCATAATCCAACTCATCAACAGGTGTATTTATATCCTCTATTAATTCTTCTGTTGCTAGAGACGATTCTTCGCCGCCTACATACGGCCTCTCGTTTATGTCAGAAAAAATTGTAGTAATGTATCTACTTTTTATCCTATCGACAGAACCATCATCCCAGCCCAAAAAGTCGTCAACCTCGGAATCTTTAGGCCAAGCCCCTTCCCTCTGAGCCAAAATCTCTATAGCCTTGTCGATATCGCGCCATTTGATCCGCAGAGACCTGGGTGCCCAATCAGCGGCTCTCAACCCATCAATAATAGCCCCTCTGATACGAAGTGATGCGTAGGTCTCAAACTTATAGCCTACCGAGCGATCGAAGCGTCTGATAGCCTCCATCAGTCCGATACTTCCATCTGATACGAGATCGTCTATGTCAACGTGCGCAGGGAGTCCCTTTTTCAGCATTTTGGCAATAGACGCCACGAGCGGATAGTACGCCTCGACTAGATCTTGGTATACATGGTCGTTTCCTGAATAGAACTCGTCCCAGAGTTGATCTTTCGTTTTCTGTTTTCTTCTCATCATACGCCTAACTGATTTATAAGAGATTTAGGCAAAATGATAGTTTATAAATCCAGAACAAATAGACAGAATCTAAGTAATTTAATCTTCGTCCTCGTCGTTGACTATGCAGGGTTGCAGGATCATTTCATTGTTGTATTCGACGGACACTGGCGGTATCACCATATCTAGGGCGGCTATAGCTTCCTGTAGAAGGGCTTTGGCTGCTAATGGGGATGTCCCTCCGAGGTTTAGGCGTGGGAATGGTTCGTTGTCCCAATAGGTGAGGGTGATGACGTGAACTCCTAGCGCTTCCTCAAGATCTACCTCTGCTAGTTCATCTGCATCTAGTTCTTCGTCTAGCTCACTTGGTTCTTCTTCTGGTTCTGAAAATTCGTATTTGCTCATAGACAGCACCGCCTTTATATGTTCAACGACAAATCTCACCTGATTGGCAAGTTTTTGGGTGAGTGTACCCGTTGATAGAGCCATGGTTGCCCGGAACTATCCACTTGAACTGAACAGCGTTCAGATTTCGGCGGGAATGTCCATGTCTTCTTTGCCTAGATACCCTCCCGAACGCATGTTCGATCGGGCGGAACTGTCCACGGAAACTGGTTTTTCTAGTCGCAAGAGAGATTCAAGAGGCCCTCTACCGCGGGAGCGTTTTACCTCTGAGAACGAAATGTGCTGAAAGTCAACGTCTAAAAAACCAACTTTTACCCCGAAAAAAGCCTCAAAATTGAATTTTCTGAGAAAAAAATTCACTCTCGAAAACCCCGGAAACTAAGGGTTTTCAACCCCTCGCGAGACCTGTTTTTCGTTTTTGTGCATGGAAAATGTGAAAACCCCAAAAAACGTGTGCTAAGCTGATCCATACAAACCTGTGAGGGAACGTAAAACCTACCACCCATACAGATTTCCTTTAATCTCTTCTATAGTCTGCACGTCAGATGTTAAGAGATTTAACCCTTACGAAGGCCCGGCCTTAGGCGGGCCGGCCTCGCGTCACAAAGAACACTATCTTGGTGTTTAACAGTAAAGGGTTATGGTTAACAGGGTGGTTTATTTATACAGAAGTAATTTCTATAACTTATATAGATGTTACTTAATCTGTGGTAAGTAAAACGGTATAACGGCTTAACTGTTTGTGCTACAGGAGCGAGACTATTGCCTTTTTTCTGGTCTGGTTGAATTTGTGCCTTTTCCTTTCTCAGAACAAATAGGCTATTTCTGTTCGATGTCGTAAGCGACCTATTTACGACGTTACCTACAACAGAACTAATCATGGTGGTGGAAATGGCTCAACCTAAGGGTGTATCTGATCACCCACAGAAGCAGACGATGCGCGAGATGTGGGAAACGGGTTCTAGAGCTAGTTCTATCTATGATTGGTTGATGGAGAACGATTACCCCCTCGTTTCCACTTCGACTATCGCACGGTATGGGCAGAGGTATTGGACCTCAGAGATCCAAGTCGAGCTTGACGGTGATGATGGGGCTGTGTTGGGGGTTATCGACGCCTACGATTCGATGGGGTTCAGTGTCGATAAGTTGACTCACACGACGAAGGATTCGTGGGGGTGGGAGAAGGATGAGGATGGGGCGAATGTGCAGGTTCGCCGGGAGACATCTTCTAAGGTTCTTTCTTTCTCAGCGAAAGAGTCTTCGGCAGGGTTTTTGCGTGCGGAGATCCCCCCGATCACGGTCGGTTCTTTTGATGTCAGTAGGGTGGCTAAGCCGAACGGTATGCGTCTTGCGGTTTCTGTTCCTGATATGCAGATCGGGTATCGTGATGACGGGTTGCCTTTGATGGTGTCTACTCACGATGAGAGGGCTATTGATGTTGCTCATCAGGTGATCAGTTTTATGGAGCAGGTTCATGGGGTTGATCTGGTTGTGAATCAGGGTGACAATCTTGACCTTCCAGCTTTTTCTTCGCATAGGTCTCCTCCGGGGTATGTCACTCAGAGGGCTACTCAGGGGGCGATTGACAGGTATGCCACTATTCTTGCCACACAGCGCCGTATAGCCCCTGAGGCGGCGATCTGGGACCTTCCCTCTAATCATGTGGCTCGTCTCACTAACACGCTTATAGACCGCTCTCCGGCGCTTGTGGGGGTGTCTAGGGCGAATTCTGATGTCCCTGTGATTTCTGTGCCGTATTTGTGTCGGTTTGACGAGTATGGGGTTCAGGTTCCTGATGGCGGGTATCCTGACGGACATTTTTGGGCTTCAGATAATTTGAAGTTTGTTCACGGGAGTTTGATTTCTAGTATTCCTGGTGGCACTGCACGAAAATATTTGATGGATAGGGTGTCTGTGGTGATGGGCCATTGTCACCGGGCAGAAGTGCTCTACAACGTGGCCGAGGTGAACGGTAAGGCTTATACTTCTTTTGCTGGGTCTGCTGGTTGTTTGTGTCGTGTTGATGGGGTTTTGCCTTCGGCTCGTACTGGTTCGGACGATAAGGGTAGGCTTGCTGGGGTTCAGCGTGAGACTTGGAATCAGGGGATCTGGTTTATCTGGTATGACCCTGAGGGTGTGATTGAGCCTGAGTTGGAGATTTGTAGAATAGAAAACGGTAGAGCCATTTTCCGTGGGGTGGAATTTGTCTCTACCGTTGATGATTACGGACGATTGTTAAATTAGATTGCGGACGATTTGTAAGTTACGCTACTGACGGTCGTTGAGCTATGCTGCTGATGGTATGGTTATAGGATTATGATTGGCGAGTTTGAGTCGATTCCTTGTACTGCGGCGCTGATACATTCCCGGCAGACCCCTGGGACGTTTGAGTGGAAGTATCGTGATTCTCCACATTCGAGGCAGTAGTCGTCATCTTCGTTGAATGATGGTTCGTTGTCGTCTTCGTATCTGTCTAGTCTAGCCACGGTGTAAAATCTGTTCTTTCTATCTCTCTTGATAAAGTGTATTCGTATGTTGTGCCGATTTTATTTAGGTCGGCGTCTTTCACTTCGTTTTGACCGTAGTTATCTACTAGTCTGACTACTGGAATGTAGTTTCTTGGAAGTGAGATACTGTAGAGGATACCAATCTCGTTTGTGGTGGTCACACATTTCTGTATGCAGAGTATGTCTTCGGCGGTTTCTGGGTTGAGTTGACTGAGTTTGCTTTTTTGTGAGATGAAGATTGGGGACATAAATTTGGATGGGCTGACCACGGGTTGTGTTTGGATGATCCGGTGTTGTTCTCCGTTTTTACATGGACCTTCCCATATTGTTGACGTGTCAATGTATTCGTCGCATATGTAGCAGTATCCGTTGCTGTGTGTTCTGCCGATGGAGACGAGGGCAATAGTCATTTGAGTCTCAGATCGTTGGCTGAGGTGTTTCGGTTCAGCGTGTTCATCTGCTAGCGTGCCTTTGAGTTGTCCTGGTCTTTCTATACGGGATAACGACAAACCTATATGGGATAACGACAAACGAACGGTGGTCTATTTTAATGTTTTCGGCTCAAATTATTTCTGATTCTATTTCCCCTGACGAGAATCGTCTTATTACGATGGAATGGACGTTCCCTCGGTTTATTCTCCCTCAGATTTCTAAGCATCGAATGTTTTCTATTTCTGCTGGCTCCTCTAGGGCGATTGGGACTAGGCGTCAGATTGCTCAGGTGAGAGAGGCTCCTTATGTGCCGTCTAGTTGGGGGAGGAATCAGGCTGGGATGGTTGCGGCGGGAGAGTTGAGCGAGAGCGAGGCTAGGTCGTGTCGTGAGTATTGGTTGCGGGGGGTTGATGCGGCTTGTGATCTTTCGCAAAAGCTTTATGACATGGGGGTTCATAAGGAGATTGCTTCTAGACCGCTTGAGCCTTATATGTGGCAGAAGATAGTGATTTCTGCTACGAGCGATTGGTTTGATCACATGTTTGCTCTTAGGCTTGAGTATGACGCTCAACCGGATTTTCAGACTATAGCTAGGTTGGCGTCTGAGGCTATTGCCGGGTCTACCCCAAAGCATGTGGATTATGGGGGGTGGGTTTTCCCTTATCTTTCAGATGATGAGTGTGACGGGCTTAATTGGCTCGATATGGTTAAGGTTTCTGCGGGGAGGATAGCTAGGGTTTCTTATGGGTCTCAGAAGGAGTTTTCTTTTGATGAGGATATGTCTCTTGGGGCTAGGTTGTTGGAGTATGATCCACCTCATGCTGTTCCGTTTGAGCCTATAGCTAGGGCTGCACGTCCCGTAGAGTTTATTATTGGGAAAGATGTTATTTTCGGTAATTTTACTGGCTGGCATCAGGCTCGTCACACTTTGTGGGCGGCTGAGTAGCGTTCTATGGCGAGCATTAATCGGTTGGATAGTACGAAGCAGTTTTATGAGGCGTGTTCTGGGTTGTTTTTGCGTGGAGAGGCGATCCCCGAAAAGTTGTCTGAGTCGCATAAGTTTGTTTGGTTGCAGCCTACGATAGAAGCGGATAAAGAGTACCTATATGTTTTATGTGTTGGTAATATAGGGAAGATTATTGCTTTAGGTGGGGTTGAAAATTTTTGTTATGAGTTAGATGCGTTTAATATCCCGGTTGGGTGGTCTTCTGGTGATGTTGAATTATATATTTCTTGGCAGGATCTTTACGAAGATTTTCTGATTTAGAGTAGTTTGCTTGCCAGTTCTGCTACTACTGATCTTTCTGTGTTGCTTAGTTGAATGTGTCCAACAATATTGTTCCCTATCAGTTTTTTGATTACTGATACGATTCCTGTCCCGTCGGGAATATTTTTATTGTCTGATTGTGCCGGGTCGTATGTGAGTATAGCTTTAGATCCTTCGCCTAATCGGCTTAATGATGTGAGTATCACGTCGGATTCATAGTTTTGAACTTCATCAAATATTATGAAAGCATTGTTTAGAGTTCTTCCGCGTATGTTGGTTAACGGGAGAACTTCTATAATTTTTTCTGTTGTGATGTAGTCGATGACGTTATCGTTGCAAAATACCTGTAGTGCGTCGTATACGGCTGATTCCCAGGGGGCCATTTTTTCTTCTGCTGTTCCGGGGAGGAACCCTAAATCTTGGTTTCCTACAGCGTATAGTGGGCGAAATACGATAATTTTGTCGTAGGCTTTGTGGTTTACTACCTGCTCTAGGCCACATGCTAAAGCTAGGAGCGATTTTCCTACGCCTGCACTTCCGAGAAGTGAAACTATTTCTAGCTCTTTGTCCATCATCATGTTGATGGCGAATCGTTGTTCCGCTGATCTTGGTTTGATTTCGAATGGGTTTACTTCTTTGAGTGGGAATATGCCTTCAGGTTTTTTGGTTCCGAGGGCTGATGAGCCTGGGGCTTTGATGATTATGTTTGTGTTCGCTGGTATTTCCCATTCATCTTTCAAATATTTGTTTGTGTAGTATTCGTCAAGTTTTTCTTTGGTTGTGTATATGCAGGTGGTCCCGGTTGGGATTGGCGGGTGGCTGACGTGCTCTACTTTGATCCCGGCTGTTGTTGCTAGGATTGATTGGGCGAGGTCGTTGGTTAGTAGGGTGATGGATTCTAGGCTCCGGGCGAAGTCTAGGGTTCTGTCTTTAGTGTCTGCTATAGTTATGCTGCCTCCGGCTGGGGTGATGATTGTCCCTCGGGCTGCTAGTTGTTCTTTGAGTCCGTCTAGTGTGCTTAGCGTGTTGGCGGCTTGTTTGGATGCCTTGAGTTTTCCTAGGTTTTCGATAACTTTGGTGGAGATAACTATGTGTTTGGATTCCAGTACTGTTAGAGCGTTTTCTACGGATGAAAGAACAGAAGTGTCTACAATGTATTTCACACAGCCTCCAAATTGTTTGTTATTGACCCTAACGTCCGAGAAGATGGTTTTGTTATGAGAGAAATTTTGTGTTCGGATTTGGTTATCGGGGATGTGTTTGTTTTGGATGGCGAGCGTTTTGAGGTAGTGTGGGTGTATGCCGCTACTTCGCCTTCTGCTACGGTCCCGTTCCCGTTGCTACATTTTGATGTGCGTGCTCTCGGCAAATTTCCGGGAATTAAGAAATTCTCTCCTTCTGCTACTTTTTCTGTAAAGGTCGAAAATGGAATTTGATGATTATCAGGATGCTACCGCTGAAACCGCAATTTACCGCGAGGTAATTTCAGATAATTTCGGGCGCATAAATTATGTTTTGCTTGGGTTGTCTGGGGAGGTTGGCGAGTTGTGTAACGAGTTCAAGAAGGCTCATAGGGACGATGGGGGCGTTTTGACTGATGAGCGGTTGGCTAGGATGCGTTCAGAGTTGGGTGATTGTTTGTGGTATATGTCGCAGCTTGCTACGGAGCTTGGGGTCAGGTTGGATGTTTTGGCTGAGCATAATTTGGTGAAGTTGCGTGGCCGGGCGTCTAGAGGGACTCTTGGGGGTAGCGGCGAGGATCGTTGATTTGCTTCCGTCGGTTGGTGGTGGTATAATCTGTTTCTCAAAGGAGGCGCTGTGGATAATAGCGATATGATAGAGTCAGTTGTGGATAGGATCACTTCTACTTTTAATAGGTACGGGTTTTATGCTAGCCATGTTGATGTTATGGCTAGTTCGGAGGATTCTGAGCACACCACTAAGCTTAGGGACGATGTTTTGTCGATTAAGGATGCTATAGCTTCTGGGGATACTACTATGGCTATTCATGTTCGTTTTGAGGTAAATCAGGTGGCGTGGTCTGATGATACGTTGCGTCCCGATAAAGCAAAGTTGGACGCTGAGTTTAGGGAGATTGTTCCTGATAGCACTGACCCGGATGTTGTGAACGCAAGGATTCGCGACATTTTGGGTGAATAACCTTTGTGAGGGCAGGGATTCGCGACATTTGATGTCAATAACAATTGAGCGAGCGGGCATGGGTCGAGGGTTATTCCCTCGGCCTTTCCTGTTTTGTGCCTACGTTAGTTAATTTGGTGTAATCTGATCTAATGGATATTAGTTTTAGCAAATTTGATCCTGAAGAGTTTATGAGGACCAGGTTTGATCGTTTTAGGCAGGTGAGGACATCGCAAGAATTTTATGATGGGTTGGATTACGCTAACCGTGAAACGATTATCAGGCTTGTTAAGCGGTCTTTAATGCTCGCACATGACACTGTTGATGACTGGTTGTCTGATTCGTTTTCGTTTGATGAAACAGGGTCGGTGATAACTGTCGAGTTGAATCTTTTGGCAGCCGATATTGAGTCGGATGTTGCAGATAGAGTTAAGTTAACTGATGCTCGTATCAAGGAACTTTACAGGGAGGCTATGGAAGGGATGGATGATCTTTTATGAAACCTTCTACGGCTAAACGTAAGGGGGCTGAGACAGAGGAACTGTTTTGCCAGTATTTGCGGGATAATGGGGTTCCTAATGCTGAGCGTCGGCATTTGTCCGGCCAGTACGATAAGGGGGATATTGCGGGGTGGGTTAAGTCGTCGGGCGAGGATCATGTTGTTGTTGAGGTTAAGTCTGGGGCTGTTTTGAATGTTTCTCAGTGGATGAGGGAGCTTGAGAGTGAGGTTGCTAACGCTGTTGCGGATACGGGGTTTATTGCTGTTAGACCGAAGGGGAAGCCGAGTCCTGAGGATTGGTGGGTTATGATGCCTACTGGACCGTTTTTGGATCTTATGAGACGTGCGGGGTATCTGTGATTGTTGTCGGTTGTCCTGTGAAGAACAGGAATTGGGTTTTGCCTTTGTGGAAATCTCATGTTGATGCTGCTTTTGAGGGTTTAGATGAGGTTAAATTTGTTTTCGCTTTGGATAGTGGAGATAATGAGCCTTTAGATGTTTTTAATTCTTGGGGGGGGTTTGACGTTACTCTCGTCAGGTTGAATGGATCGTCTACGGGGACGCGAGACTGGTCGGATGAACGGCATGAATATATGGCTTGGGCAAGGAACCAGCTTCTTGCCGCGGTCAGAGAGATGGAGCCGGATCTTTTCCTTAGTTTGGATTCGGATATTCTTCTTGATCCGAGGGCAGTTAGGTCGGCTATGAAAGTTCTTTCAGACACTTCGTCTCCTGCCGTTGCTTTGAAGACGTATCTGTCTCAGACGGGGGAGATTACTAACGGCGCTAATTGGGTTCGTAATCGGACCGAGATGCACCGTATTGTCGCTAATTATGCTTGTCCTGCTGACATTATTGCGGCAGCAAAACTTATGACCCCTGAGGCTTACTGTACAGATTATTCTTCTCATCATTTTGGGGAGGATATAGGCTGGTCTTTGAATGTTACGGGTAAGCATGGGCGGATGTATTTCGATGGAAGTATTGCTAATAAACATTTGATGTCTCAACAGATGATTTCTGCCGTGGATAAGAGGATCGGATGGTAGATAGTAGGGTTGAGTTAGTTGTAGTAAATTATAAGACTTATGCTCTTGTTCAGAGGTTTATTGATTCTCTTAAGGAGTTTACTCCGTCTGTCCCTTTTAGGGTTACTCTTGTGGATAATGAAACTTCTGATGAGGTTGATTTGTTGAATTGGGATGGGATAGATAATTTTCGCGTTATACGGTCTGTTGAAAACCTTGGGTATGCTAAGGCTTGTAATCTTGGGTCGTCTGATTCGGATTCTGAATACATTTTTTTGCTTAATTCTGATACCCGGTTTATCAATAGCGAGTGTATTGATGTATTGACAGATTATATGGATGCAAATTTTGATGTTGGGGTGGTTGGCCCTAAACAGGTGGATTCGTATGGGCGTGTTACTCACGCTGGAATTTTTGGCCCTGGGGATAGTCCGGCTCATAGGGGATGGCTGGTTAGAGATAGGGGTGATACTTTTACGGATGTTGTTGATTGTTTGACTGTGATTGGGGCGGCGGTTTTTGTTCGCCGTTCAGCTTGGGATGCTATTGCTGCCGATCCGATTTTTAGAAAGCATTGGCCTAACGCTAAGGGGGCTATGCCTGAGCATTTCTTGTATTACGAGGAGACTGCGCTTTGTTATGCTATGCCAAAGTTTGGGTATCGGGTTGTTTATAATGGGGAGGCTTTGATGGTGCATGACTGGCATCAGACTATTTCTAACGTGGGTGAGGGTTCTTGGTTTAACCAGTCGAGGGTGTTGTTTCGTGCTCTTATGGATGATTGGGGGATTGTCCATGATTGATGTTTTTGTGGCGGTGTTGAGGGCTTTGTGGCCTAGTGAGCCGCCTGAGCGGGTTACCGTTAATCATGGGGTTCCTTTTCAGTTTGTGGAGGATGGTCGTCCTGATCCTTTGGCTTTGGGGAACACTGTTGTTTGGGTGTCTGGGTTACCTATGGATGGGAAGACTATTCTTGCTCGCAGGATTATGCAGGGGTTTGATCGTGTTGTGAGTATTGATGCTGTTGCTGTTCATAATAAGGCGGAGCTTTTATCTTTGGATGATAGGCTTCCTTTGTTGTGGAATGATGAAGATGACGTTTTTGATGGTTCTGGTAGCCTTGTGGGGAATAGGTCTATAGGTCCTTTCTGGGATAAGGCTTCGGTTGATGATGCAGAGATGGCTTATAGGTTATCGGATTTTATTGTTTCTAAGGTTTGTTCGGTTGGGGTTGTTCTTGTTGAGGGTTATCTTCCGTCGGGAATCGGTGACGCTTTTGTTGAGGTGCTTAAGCGTAAGAATGTTGCTGTTTGGGTTGTGAGGAGAAGTAAGTGAGAATTATTGGTTCGATGGTTATGAAGAATGAGGCTGACAGGTATCTTGAACCTTGCCTTAAACATGCTCTCTCTTTTCTTGACGAGGTATTTGTTTTTGATGATATGTCTACTGATGATAGTCGGCGTATTGCTTCTGATCTTGGTTGTCGTGTTGTTGTCAGATCTGATGGTATCCCTAGTTTTATTGAGCATGAGAGCGATTTTCGTTCTGCTGCTTGGGGGGTTATGGAACAGGTTATGATTCCCGATTCTGATACTTGGATATTTTCGTTTGATGCTGACGAGTTTATGGTTTCGCATAGCGGGGATGTTCGTGGGTCTCTTTCAAGAACTGTTGAGGATGCTCATCGGATGGGTTTTGTTGGGGTTAAACTCCATTTCCCCGAAATTTTTGATGTAACTGACGGGTCTTTGTTTATGCGGGTTGACGGGTTTTGGGGCGGTATTCGTGGCCCTAGGTTGTTCCGTTATTGTCCGGGCGGAGTATTTTCTGGGAAGGCTATGGGGTCTGGTTCTGAACCAACTTATGTTGGGCGTGGGCCTCTTACGGATACTTCCGAGTTAGAGGTGCTGCATCTTGGTTATGCTAAGGATGCTGATAAGTCTGCGAAGTATGAGAGGTATTCTGCGCTTGAGCATGGGCATAACGATCAGCATATTCAGTCGATTGTGTTGCCGCCTTCTTTGCGGGCGTGGGGCGGGGTTGTCCCGAAGGATCTTTTGGAGTGTGTATGACGGAGTTGAGAACTACTGATATTTCTTACGGGGAAGATTATTGGAACACGTTTGACGGGGGGCTTGGATATCAGGACAGTGTGGTGTGGCAGGACACGGCCTATGTTGTTAAAGATCTTTTTGGTTATGATGTTTCTGGCGCCGATCTTGACAGGTTGACTGTTCTTGATGTCGGGTGTGCGCGTGGCTGTTTGGTTAAGCATTTGCGGAACCGTGGGATGGATACTTGGGGTTGCGACGTGTCTGTCTGGGCGCTGTGTAATCCTGACCCGGATTCCGGGGAGTTTCTGCGTTTCTATGATTTGACTTCAGGTGATGCGCCTCATTGGGAGGCCGAGTATTTCGATCGGGTTGTATGTTTGGAAACTATGGAACATATTCCTGAAAGTAGCGTGGATTTGGCTCTCACTACTGTCAGGGATCTTATGAAGCCTGGGGCGCTAGGATTTTTTGCTATCTGTACCGAGGATCAACCTGGGTGGGAGAGTGACCCTACACATATTTGTATTAAGAGTAGAGAGTGGTGGTGGAGAAAGTTTCTTTCTTTAGGGTTTAAGATTAGGGATGATTTAGCTGGACGTGTTCTGGAGTCTAGACCTTTTAAGGGGCATAATGGGATTGTGTGCGTAGAGAAGATTGGTGATGCGGGTGAGTGAACCAAATTTTGATATGGCTGATCTTATTGACGGTGACGATAGTGTTGTTGTTAAGGATTCTGATGCTGTTGAGGTGGTTACGCCTTCGGGGCTAACTATTGAGGTTATGGGCCAAGCGGAAGCCGATTTTTATAATCAGATGCGGGATCGTTATGGTCAGGATAACAAGTTGAAGAATGTGTCCGATTTTCTTGAGTTGGACCGTATTTTGTTGATGGAAACGATGTCGTTTCGGTGGGGGCAGTGGTTGTTGAGCGGGTCGAAGTATGATGGGAGTCGGATTAATCCGAAGGAAATTCAGGCTTCTATTAGTTCTTATTCTAAAGAGATTCGTGAGATTAAGGGCGCTCTTGGGATTGATAAGGTTACGAGGGATAAAGATAAGGGATCTAATTTTGCTGAATTTATGAACATGCTTTCGCTTAGGGCTAAAGAGTTTGGGGTGCATCGGGATAACCAGATTGTTGAAGCTATCAACATGTTGAACGAATTTTTTGCTGCGGCTACTGCTAGTAGAAATATGAATGAGCGTGAGCAGAAAGAGTTTAATATGCGTGCGGATGATGTTATTGATTTGATTCTTTCTCGGGAGAAGGATTATCAGAAGATTGACGAGCAATTTAAGAAGAATCAGAAGATTTGGATTAGGGATATAAATGGCTAGTTCAAGTTGGGTTGAGAAGGGTAAGATTATTAATGAAGCTTACCCTGATATAAATACTCTTGATTGGCGGGCTGCTCTGTCAAGTGATCGTGATTTGTTTGCGAATATTGTGAGGGAGGTTATTCGTAAGTCGGATGGGCGCAATAAGCCTCCGCCTCTTGGGAGACGAAATAGCGGCTCTAAGTTTGCTCAGATTGCTGGCGAGGATTATACTTTGCTGCCTTTTTCGAAGGCTTTTGGGGCTATTGCAAACGGAGTAGAGAAGTCTGATATTTGTGATCGGACTGGAATTAAGCCGAGCCGCGTCTATGGCTTGTTGAACGGGGAGACCCCGACTGTTTCAGAGATCAAGTCTGTGGCAGCCGCGTTCGGGAGGTCTCCGTCATACTTTGTTGAATATAGGGTAATGTGTATTGCGGGGGCTGTTGCAGAATATCTTGAATCTGATGTCGATTCTACTGTTGTTCTTTTTGAGAAACTTGTTTACGGGGACTAGTTATGAGTGGCGTTTTTGAAGATCTTTCTGAAGAGGAATGCTATCTTTATGCTTTGTTTCAGGATTATTCTGGTATTGATATAGCCGAGTTTTGTTTGGTTGATGAAGAGTTTGAGGACGGGTTGGTCCGCGCTTTCCCTATGCAGTATGCGTGGTGGAGGAATAATGATAAGCACCAGATTGACGCTGGGAGCAGGTCGGCGGGAAAAGCTTTGGATGTAAACACGCCTATATTAACTACTGCTGGATGGAAGGTGATGGGGTCCGTAGTTGTAGGTGATTTTGTGTTTAATGAGACTGGTAATCCTGTTGAGGTTTTGGAGGTTTTTGATACGCTTTATGACAGGGATTGCTATGAGGTTTCTTTTAGTGATGGGTTAACTATTGTTGCTGACGGTGAACATTTTTGGAAAACTTGTACGAAGCGAGGTGAGGTTAATAAGGTTGCGACGACTTTAGAGATTAAAGATACGTTGACTTTATGGGGGGAGGCTAACCACAGGATTCCTGTCGCTATGCCTTTGCAGTATCCTGATAAGGAGTTGCTTGTTGAGCCTTATGGATTGGGTTATTGGCTGGGTGATGGTTCTTCTCAATCAGGGTATCTTCATATAGGCGAGCATGATGTTGACGCTGTAACGAATTTATGCTCTGAAATTGGACTCACTCTACAAAAGCTTGCAGGTGGGGTTTCCGTTTATGCAATCAAGCTTCTAGAGCAGGGGTGGACTGAGTTGCCCGTGTTGGCAGACGAAGGTATTCTCCCGCCGAGAGGGAGGCTTACTAATGGGCAGGTTAAGGAGTGCAGAAGATTGGCGATGAATGGTGTTAGCTATGATGATTTGGTGGCAATTTATGGGGTATCTAAAACTTCTATATGTGAGTATGTGCTTGGTCAGCAACGTAGAGAGGCGGGTGGGCCTATCCGCCCTCCAAGAAGAGATCTGTATGCCTCGCATCTAGAGGAAATTGGGGTGCTTAAAAATAAGCATATCCCCGATCGTTATATGACAGCCTCTTTTAGGCAGAGACTTGCTTTGCTTCAAGGAATTATGGACTCCGATGGGCATATAAGAAAAAACGGCTCTTGTGAAATATCGTTGAGTAATTTTAGGTTAGCTGAAGACGTTTATAAACTGTTGTTAACATTGGGTCAGAAGCCTGCAATAAGAACTAAACAAACTAGATGTAATGGGAATCCGTCTAACCCTACGCGACGGATCACATTTACTCCGATTAACGGGGTTGTCCCATTTAGGTTGCCAAGGAAGGTTGAAAGAGTTAAACTTTCCGGTTCGCCTAGGGCGGCGAAGAGATCAATTTGGGATGTTAGACAGGTTCCTTCTCGCCCGGTTCGTTGCATTAGGGTTTCGGGGGATAGTCACCTTTTCTTGGCGGGGGCTAGTCTGATCCCAACACACAATTCCATGTCGATACGTTATCGTGCTGTGGCTTTCCCGTTTATTCATCCTGGGGCGGAAATGCTTATTACAGCCCCGGAGTCTGTTCACCTTCAGGCGATAACATCGAAGATAGAGAATATTTATTTGAATAATCGTATACCTCGGGAGATGCTTGCTTCTCGTGGGAATACTCCGCGTATTCAGCAGCGCCCGACTTGGAATATGACGTTTATGAATGGCGGGTCGATTAAGGGTCGTATCCCTCAGCGTGACGGTAAGGGGGTGAAGGGGATGCACCCTACTTGGCTTGAGGCCGATGAGATGCAAGATTTTCCTGAGGCTGGTTGGGTTGAGTTGAGTTCAACCTTGGCGAAGGTTGATGGGGCTGCATGGCGCTGTCATGGCGTCACACGGGGTGTTGGGGGAACTTTCGATAAGTATTGTTCTCCGGGTTCAGGGTGGACTGTGCATCGTCTTCCTGCGATGTTGCGGCCAACTTGGGATGATGAGGAGCGTGCTGAGGCGGTTATGAAGTATGGTTCTGAAGAGAATATAGATTTTCGCAGAAATATTTTGGGACTCCCAGGCGACAGCACAGCGGCCCTGTTCGTTCTCAGCAGGCTCGTGCGTTGTTTTTTCGAAAAAACGCCCGTCTGGACAGTTAATGACGATGGGGTCCTTGATCAAGTGTGTATTTCCGACGTTAATGTAGGGGATAGTGTGTTGAATGGGTCGAAGTCTGGAACGGGTGTTGTTTTGGGTAAGATTCCGTCGGAGCATTCAAGTATTCTTGAATTAGTTGTTGATGGCGAGAAGCTTTATGTTACTGACGAGCACCCGTTTTTTACTACTCGCGGATGGGTGATGGCCGGGGAGATTGAGTCTGGCGATGAGATCCTTTCGCTGGATGATGTTGAGGGGTTATGGAGCGAGGATGGGCCTGGCCTTAATCTTGATCTTTTCCACCTCTTGCAGAGCGAGTCATACCTTGGGGTGGTTGATTATGAGTAGAGTAGATAGTGTTAAGATTCTCAAATCAGGAGATCCTGGATTCGATAGACTTAGTAATGGAAAAGATACAGTCAGTTGTTATGACCTAACTGTTTCTGGGCACCCATCATTTTTTGTTGGCGATGGAGCTTTCTTGGCGCATAATTGCGTGGATCAGGATTCGTCGAATGATTATAATGATGGGATCTATCAGTTGTTGAAAATTGATGATGCTATGGTTGAGGATGCTGGAGATCCTTTGTATCTGATTGACCCTCCTGGTTCTCATGCTGCGTTTGATAAAACGTGGATAGGGATGGACGTGGGTTGGTGTGTTGATGTTGAGACAGAGATTTTAACTAAGCGTGGTTGGCTTAGGTATGATGAGCTTTTGGTTGGGGACGAGTCGTTGTCGATTGATCCTGAGACGGGTTTGAGTGATTGGCAGAGGGTTACTGATATTTATTCTGATACAGGCCTATATACTATGACTCATATAAAGGGGCAGACTTTTGATGCGTTAACGACTCGGCATCATAGGTGGTTGACGAAGCATACTTCTGGCAAGTGGAGGTGGAAGACCACCGAGACTTTAAATACTAATGATCGCATCCCTTATTCTGTGAAGCGCAACTCTGTAACTGATGATCCTATATATGAAGATGATTTGGTTAAATTGGTAGCATGGATATTTTGCGAGGGAAGCTTCAAGGGAAGTGGGTTTGAATTTTCTCAGTCTCATATAGTTAATTTCAATAATGTTCAGGATATAAAGTCATTGTTAACTAGACTTTTGGGGCATCCTGGCAAAGTTAGTCATGGTGGGTTGTGGAATTATTGTGAGCGTTTTGATGGGGATGATAATTACTCTTCTAGATATGGTGGAGCGATGACTTATTTCTGGGTTATGAAGGAAGCTACTGAAATTCTTGGACTTCGTGATATATTTCTGGGTAAAGAAAAGGGGATTGATCCAAAATTCATCTCTTGTTTGTCACAGGCGCAGTTGGAAGATTTCATAGAGGTGTGCAATAAAGCAGATGGGTGGACGAATGAGAGTGGGACTAGGTGTTTTGAACAGTATTCTGAGGTACGTTCATCATCTTATCAGATGATTTGTGCCTTGGCCGGGTATCCAATCTCTACTTCTTATAGTGATACTCGTGGGGGGCGGTGGCATACGGCAATTCTTAAATGCTCTACCGTTTCTCCGGTTAGGGCGGCTGGGTTTCCGAGGGTAAGCGATCAGGCCATGACAATTGCTACGGATCGCAAGTTGCGTACGATTTGGTGTCCGACGATGGCTAATCACCAGAATTGGTTGGCTAGAAGGAACGGTTCTGTCTATTTCACGGGGAATACGACCAGTCCTAGCGCTATAACTGTTTTTGCTGAGGAGAAGAACCCGGATAAGTCTAAGGATTCTGTTCTCAGGTTGATTTCGAGGATTTTGTTGACTCGTGTTTCTGGTCCTGATCAGGTGAGGATTGTTGCTCATCTGATTGATCTTTATAGGCCGAAGGCGTTCGCTATGGACTCTACTGGTGCCGGTCAGCCGCTTGTCCAGTTTCTTCAGGAGGCTGTTCGTGACGATCCTTCTCTTTCCCATATTCTTGATAGGATAAAGGGGTACAATTTTAGTTCTAATATTGTTGTTGATATTGATGAAACTAAGGAAATGGATCAGATTGAGGCGATGAAGGCGGACCCGTCTCTTAAGGAGATGGAGATTAGAAGGAATGTGAAGGAGTATTCTAGTGACGTGTTGCGGGAGTTGGTTGATCAGGGGCGTCTGATTCTCCCTTGGGATAAGGATTTGATTGGCGAGTTTCAGGGGGAGACTTGGGGTTATTCTAAGAAGATTATTGATCATTATGGTCGTCGGAAGATTTATTCGGGGACTGGGGTTCATAGTTTGGATGCTGCTAGGTTAGGTGCGTTGGCGTATAAGCAACAGTTTATTGACGAAATTTTGGATAATCATAAGAATCAGTGGGAACCTTCCCCGCTCATTTTCCTCTAATTCTGTTTACCGGGAGTTTATCTCGACGTTATAATATTTAGTGATGTTATTCATTTGTTAAGGATGGTTTATGCAACCGATAGATACTGGTGCATCACGACAGGTTACTAACGAAGAGTTTGTGAGGGACGGTCGGAAAGAGATTTCTTCTTATTTGGCGGAGATAGCTAAGTTTGGGGAGCACAAGGATTTGCAGCATATTTTTGAGAGGCTTTCGGCTTATTCTGCTCGTATCACTCATATGCAGATTCAGTCGGTTAAGTCTACTAATAAGGATGTGGTCCGGTTTTCTGATAACGAGTTGACTATCTTTTCTAAGGAGATAGAACAACAGTTCAGGATTTGGAGTCGTTATGAGGCGGTTTTGTCTCGGGAATGGAATATGGTTAGATGAGCGAAATCGAGTATGATCAGGTTACTGGTGCGACTATTGTTAATATGACGGATCTTCCTGATGAGGAGATTGAGCGTGGGCTTCGTGCTGACGCTGATATTGGGCGTATTATTGCTAATTGGTCTTTGTCGAATGATGGGCGTAGTTCTCGGGGGAAGCGTAGCGGCGGGATTTTTAATAGGGATCGTTGGGTTACTCCTGATAACATTTTTGATAAGTTTAGGGTTGCGGCTGATGCTGCCCGTACTGATGATGTTGTTTCTGGTGTTGTTGAGACTACTGAACAGCTTGCGTTTAGGCAGATTATGTTTGAGTCAACGAGCCGTGATGAGGAATCTATTTGGAATCAGGTTGCTAATGATATTAATCTTGAGCAGATAGCTAGGGAGATTTGGCGTGAGATTTTTACTGTTAGCCAGTGTTATATTGCTACTCTTTGGGGGGCGAGGACTTATACGCCGAGAGATAAGTTGTCGGAGGGCGATAGTAATGTGAGGCGTCGTAAGCGCCGTAAGGAGTATGTGGTTCGGGTTCCTGTGGCTATTTCGCTTCTTGATCCTATGAAGGTTGTCCCGGTTGGGAATTTTATGTTTGGGCAGGAGCGTCTTGCTTATATTGCTAACCCTGAGGAGGCGGCTAGGTTTAATGAGACTTTGGCTGGGGGGAATAGTTCTGATTTGGTTGTTACTTCGCTGATTGAGTCTAAATATACTCCTACTAAGGAGGAGAAGAATCTTATTCAGGCTGTTACTGGTCGTGGGGTTCCTGTTAATCTGTTTCTTTTGAATAAGGATGCGGTGTTTAGGATTACTTCTTCTCGTCCTTCGTATCAGCGTTTTGCTGATGTCCGTATGGAGGCTGTGTTTGAGTTGTTGGATTTGAAGCAGCAGCTTAGGCAGATGGATAGGGCTTCTTTGATGGGTTCTATTAACGCTATTATTCTTGTTAAGCGGGGTACTGATGCTCTGCCTGCGAAGCCTCAAGAGGTTCAGGATATGCGGGTTCAGTTTGGGGGTTCTCAGCAGAGGCCGGTGATTATTTCTGATCATAGGTTGAGTGTGGAGATTGTTACTCCTAAGACTGATAAGACTCTTGCGGCTGAGCGTCATAACATGTTGGATTCTCGTGTTACTTCTAGGCTTTACCAGTTGTTTAGCGCTGGGAGTTATATTTCTGGTGCGGCACAGGATACTTCTATTGGTTTGATGAAGGTTGTTTCTGCTTCTATGGAGGCGAGGCGTGATCTTATTCGTGATGCGCTGATGAATAACATTTTTGATTTGATGTATGAGAAGAATCCTACGATTTTGGAGAAGCCTACTCTCAATTTTTATCCTTCTCGTATTTCTTTGGATTTCGATCCTAATGTTGCTTTGTTTATGCAGCAGCTTCGTGATCGTGGCGAGATTTCTCAGACGACTATGTTGGGTGAGGTTGGGCTTCGTATTGAGGATGAGGCTGTTAAGCGTCAGCGTGAAGTTGATGTTTATGACGAGATCTTTACTCCGCCTAATAATGTTCCTTATGATGGGGATCATGTTGGTCCTGCTGGTAATGGTGGTCCGGGGAAGGATGCTTCTGATCCTGGGCCGGGTGCTCGGAAAACGGAGCAGCGGAAGGCTGGGCGTACTGGCGGGGGGAATAATAATGGGGGCGGTAATAATTTGAAGTCGGCGCTTCCTGTTGATCAGCGAAAGTCTTGACGTTATTTCTTGGTAGAAATGTTGAAAGTGGGTTGCGATGTCTGTCGTTGTTGAAAATGAGAAGTCTTTCTTTCTTACTGTTCCGGCTACGCTAGTTAATAGTGAGAGGGATTGTGCTTCGAGTTGGGCATCTAAGCATATTAGGCAGAACAAGTGGTATAAGTGGGTTTTGGCTAATTATGTTGAGGCTGATAATCCTAATCGTAATAATCAGCTTTGGACTCTTGATGGGCTTCAGCAGAGTATTGCTACTGTCGAGAATTCGCCTATGAATGTTGGGCATCGCGCTAATGACATTGTTGGTTCTTGGACTAATGCCGAGATTGTTTATCCTAATGATTCTGCTAATCCTTATGTTGAGACGTTGGGTGTTTTTTGGAAGTATTATTTCCCGGAGATGCTTGAGTTGGTTGAGAAGGCTTACGAGATTAGTTCTTTGGCTGTTTCTATGGAGTGTGTTGCTGATAGTGTTACTTGTGTTGGGGAGGGTAGTTGTGGTGAGACTTTTGCTTACCGCGGGCCTTTTGATGAGTCTTATTGTGAGCATATTAATAGTATGGCTACGGCTAAGAGGTTTAATAATCCGTTCTTTTTGGCTGGGGCGCTTGTGTTGCCCCCGGATCAGCCTGGCTGGAAGAACGCGGATGTAAAGGATCTTTCTTCTTTGAGTTCTGATGATGAAAAGAGTAGATTGATTTCTTCTATCAATGAGACATTTGTGGATATGGATGTTAAGGATATTGAGGGAATGATGTTTGCGATTCAGGCTCACGCTAAGGCGAATTCGGTGGTTGAGCCTGAGAAGGTTCCTGCTTCGATTATCGCTTCACGGGTGGCGAAGAAGTTTATTGAGTCTTCGTACCGCTAATTCATTTAAATACCGTCTGGTGTGTCGTTATACAAATCAGGCGATTAAAAGGGTCTTTTGTGTCTTTGGTTATCGCTTTATTAATGGCAATTTAACCAATCACCTAAGGGGGTGAAACATATGACCTACTCTGAAGAGGAATTTGCGGATGCGCTTTCCAAGGCTGTTGCTGAGGCAGTTGCCCCCATTAAGGCTGAGGCTGACCGAAAGGTTGTTGATCTTCAATCGAAGATTGACGCTTTTGAGTCTGCTCAGGCTGATAATGAGGTTGCTGGTCAGATTGCAGAGATTCAGTCGAAGCTGGATGCGGCGGAACTCCGTGCATCTAATGCTGAGGCCGAGTTGAGCAATGCGGTCGCATATCTTGTGAGCGTTGCTGACGAGAATGCTGCTGCTGCCGAGTTTGCTGCACGCCGTGAAGAGGTTCGTACTGCTGTTTCTGAATCCACGGGCTTCCGCCCTGAGTATATCGAGGAAAGACTTGATGCTTGGGCCAAGCTTGAGGTAGAGGAATTTGAGGCTGTTCTTGAGGATTATAAGTCTCTTAGTACTGCTAAGGCTCCAGTTGAGGTTGATCCTTCGGCTGCTATAGCTGATACAGCTATTTCTAATGTCCGCGACGAAGATAATGTGTCGGTTTCTGCTTCGACCGCAGTGTTTGCTGCTCGAAATAGCGGGATTGACATTCGTAAGATTGCTCTGTGAGGGGGTGTAAGTAATGTCTAGAAATTTTGAATTTAGGGCTTCCCCACAAGGTCATCAGCGAGGCGCTCGTTTCGTTCTTGCGGGCGGTGCAGCTATTCCTAATGGTGCGCCGGTTACGGTCGACACAAATATTGCTGCTGATGGACGTGGCCTGCTTACCGTAAAGTTGGCTACTGGTGCTCAGAATAAGCCTGCTAATGGTATGGGCGGAATTATCGTCTATGAGGGTGGACCTGACGAGTGGGGTTCTCTTGGTCGGCAGGATTCTTGGTCCGATCTTGATACTGCTCCTGTTGGGGCTACTGTCCAGGTTGTTTCTGGTGATGATGTGAAGGTTGCTTTCACAAACACTGCGGCTGGCAATTTCTATGTTCGGGCTAACTATCCGAAGGCACGGGTCATGGTTGCTGGCGCTGGCGCTACTCCGACTGTGGCTGTTGGTGATCTTCTTACACCCGGTACTGGTAATGATTCTGCCGGTTATTGGGTTGAGACCGCTAATGCGGCTGAGGGCTGGCTTGTTGTCACTGGTTTCGATGTTAATTCTGGGCTTGTTGAAGCTCAGTTCTGCTTCTGATAGGGGGGTTGAATATGTCTATTAAAGTCCTTAGTAAAGAAGCATCAGAGCGTAATGAACTGCGTGAACTAGCGAAGGCTCTTAATGAAGAGGCTCGTGAGAACTTTGGCGATGCTGGTTGGCGTCGTGATCGTGCGGTTGAGCTTACTGAGACGATTAGCGAAGGGTTCGATCACGAGAATGTTATTTCTCTGATGTCGGACGTGGAGTATATCGGCTGGGAAGATCAGACTGTTGTGAGCGAGGTTTCTGGCTTGAAGGCTTTCTTTGTGGCCCGTGGTGGCTATATTGAAGAGTCCGAGTTGAAGGAAAACAAGTTTGCTATCCCTCGGGAGATTGCTGGTTTCCATGTGACTGCGTTGCAGGACAAGCTGGAGGCTAATTTCGCGGGTACTACTCGTGCGATGATCGACCTTGGTGTGCAGCGTCTTGATGCGACTATTAACCGTTGGTTTATGACGATGGTTCAGAATGCGGTTGGTTCTGGTCATCCTAATTATGTTTCGGCTTCTAGCCTTAGCTTGAATAGCGTGAATCAGGTTCTTGCCCGTGTTCGTGACGCTTCTCGTTCCCGTGATGTGGCTATTGTTGGCCGTTCCACTATGACTGATCAGTTTGTGTATCAGATTCTTGGAACTAACAACAATGGTTCGGGTTATCTGCCTCAGACTAACGAGGATCTTATTCGTCGTGGTGTTCTTGGTTCGTACATGGGTGCGGATATTGTTACGCTTAACAACTATGCGGATGAGAATAATCGGGCGTTTGTTCCGGCTAACGAGCTTTATGTTGTTGCGAAGGATGCTTCTCGGACGTTCTTCCCCGGTGGAATGCGTACCAATGAGTGGCTTGAGCAGGCGAACGATTACTGGCATTTCCGTGCCCGTAAGGAAGTTGCTTCGGCAGTTATCCATTCGGATCGTCTCGGTCGTATTATTGATACGAGTGTTGCTCCGTAACATTTAACCCGGATATCGTTTCCGGCTAGTTTGGCCCCTGTTTCGGCGGGGGTCTTTCTAGTTTTTGTGTTGTTTTTGTAATTTTTTGTGTTAGTGTGACGTTATTAGCTTTAGGCAAAGGATGGTTAGTTAGATGGATTCTTCAGTTAAGGAAACTTGGCATAATGTTTCGGGTAGCCAAATCTTTTTGGATACTTATGATGTTCGTGGGGTGGCTACGAGTTTGCATATTCGACCGGATCAGAAGGCTTTGATTAGTGCTGTTGATCGTGAGTTGAATCAGAGTCGTGTGGTTTCTCCTGATCTTGACCCGTTTTTGAATGGGATGTTGGTGCCTGTTGGGGGTACGGTGAAGCTTATTGATAGCGAGGCTGATTATGCGGATTTGCGTAATAGCAGCAATTCTTATTCTGAGTCTGAACTTGATGATTTGGTTAGGCTTCCTCCTGCGAAGTTTAAGTCTAAGTTACAGGAGATTACGGGGGTCACTGTGATTCGTCGTCTTAAGGATATGCTTGATGACGATTCGAAGAATATTTCTATGGCTAAGGCTCGGGCTATTGAGGCTCGTTTCGAGGAGCTTGATCTTACTCCTAAGCAGATTTACACTAACCCGGATGAGCCTCTTCCTCCTGTGGGGATTAGTTAAATAGGAGTTTGTTATGGCGGCAGTCGAGTTGGGTGAGCTTATCCCTAATCTGGTGGCTATGGTTTCTGTCCCTGGGAAGCCTTTATATCAGGGGGTGGCTGAGGCTGATTGGATTCAATATTTGTTGAACGGGTTTTATTTGGCTCAGTTGGAGGGGATGCTTGGCGGCTGGGAGTCTGATGAGGATGGGGTGGTTACTCCTGTTGGGGGGGGTGACGCTACTCTTTCTCGTGAGCTTCAACAGATTGCTGTTATTTATGCGGGGATTGATATTGTTCGCAACGAGTTGCGGCAGCTTAAGAGTGTGTTTAAGGCGAAGGCTGGGCCTGTTTCTTATGAGACTCAGCAGCACGCTAGCGTTTTGAAGGCGATTCTTGATTCGTTGATGGGGCAGAAGGCTACGGTGTTGGATCGTCTTTCTGATACGGGGTATCAGGGGGCTGCTTATGTGGTGAATAACGTTTTGGAGCGTGACGCTAATTTGAATGCGGCTTTGTTGAATTGGGTTGATTACTGATGATCCCGTCTGATCCGTCTTTTGGGGCGGGGTTTGATGCGGATGAGTTTAGGGATGCTATCCGTCAGACGATGATGATGGGTATGCCTTCTGCTGTGGAGGAGCAGGTTACTTTCAAGTGGACTCCTACTAAGACTTATGCTGTTAGTGATAATGCTGGTGATCCTTATGATTGGACTTCGGCTACGGTGACTGATGATACGGCTAGTTTACCGGATAAGGTTGTTGCGGTTGCTTGCGAGTTTGTGTCTCGTGCTTCTCTTTCTGATGGAACTCCTATTGGCCCAATTGAGACTCCTAAAGTTATTTTGACTCTTCTTGATGTCGATTATGTTGAGGTTGAGGGGGCTTCTCATGTTGGGATTAATGGGAAGATTTATAGGGTTGATTATACTGCTCCTCCTATCGGGTTGTTTGATGTGACTGTGTATCAGATTTATTGTACGATGGATGCTATCTGATGGCAGGGGTTATTGGCGGTCGCCTGTTTCGGTTGGTTGAGAACAATTTTTATGTTGTTGTTGAGAGTGGTTTGCGGGATCTTGGTTGGTTTGATCCGAATCGTCGCCATAAGCCTGTGACTGTTATCCCGGAGTCTATTGATCCTGATGATGATTTGCCGATTGAGCCTAATCTGGTTTCTGTTTCGTTTGAGAATGCTCGGGAGTTTGGGGTTGAGCTTGGAACGAATCTTTCTGAGAATGTTTGTTCTGCGTTTGTTGATATTTATGCTGAGTCTAAGGCGGTGGGGATGGATTTGGCTGGGGAGGTTAAGGATATTATTGGGGGTAGGTATTCGGCGGCAAGTTTGGAGAACCCTAGTTTTCCTATCATGAATTTTTCTCAGGCTACGCCTACTGAGATTTCTTGGGCGCTTGTGAGCGATATTGAGGTCGTGCGTAACAGGTTTTATAGTTCTCCTCATAAGAAGTATTGGTGGACTGTTGCTTGTAATGTGACTTACTATTATTCTGATGATAGGTAGTTGTGGTGTCTGAGGTCGGGGTGGAGTCTAATAAGGAGATTCTTCGTAGGCGTAAGAATTATTTGATTGCGTCTTTGTTGAGTTTTAAGGATGAGCGTTGTGACGGGTATTTGCCTGATGATGTTTCTGACGAGTTGCGGTTTCTGATTCTTAGTGGGGTTAACGAGTTCTGTTTTTTTGCTGAGTCTTTTATTGATGATTCTGTTATTCAGAATGAGGCGTTTCTTGAACGTTTTGATACTATGTTTAGGATGGTTGAGGGGATTTCTGATGGCGGCTAGTCCTGCTCAGGTTTATCGTGCTAATGTTAATGCTATTTTGAGGCAGTTTGCGGCTGAGTCTACGTCTCAGCTTGCGAAGTCTATGGAGAAGTTTTTGCGGTCTTTGCAGAGGTCTTCTTCTTCTGGTAGGGCTGGTGTCACTGCTATTAATAGTCAGCTTGGGCAGGAGTTTCAGCATAAGGTTGTAGCGTCTTATAGTAAGAGGATTAAGCATAAGGAACCGTATAGACATAAGGAGTCTGATTCTAGGTTGCGTCGGTATGCAGGGGGGCACATGGATAGGGCGCTTGAGTCGCCTTCTGCGATGTATCGGGTTAGCGGGAATCAGTTATACCTTGTGGATAAGAGCGCTATGAGCAAGCTTGCTCCACAGTGGTATAGGCTGAATTTTGGGGCGGGTAGCGCTGGTTCTGGGGGTCGTGCTCCTATGGGTGGGAATTGGCGTCTTGGTCGGAAGACGATCCGTTTCAAGTTTTCTTTGGAGGGGATGCCTCCTTCTAAAGCGTTCCGCGTCCCTGATGGGACTGGAGCTTTTGCCGTGTATAGCCAGAAGCATAGCGGAAAGAATATAAAGGTTAGAGTGAGTCATCGCGAGGGGTCTAGTTCTAGGTATATGCCGGGTATGGCAATGTATCTTCAGGGGGCTAAGGATGGGCAGACGGTAACGAATCCTTGGTCTAAGGGTATTAAGGGGATGCATTTCTTTGAGGATGGGATTGATTGGGTTAATAAGCGTTATCCCGAGGAGTTGAACGAGTTGATTAATACTTGGTTTAAGTCGGCTCAGGATTCTCTTGGTAGGCGTAAGTCGTTTGTGTTTAAGCCTAGGGTTTATCCGGCTTCTTATTTTAAGTAACAAGTATTGGTAGACGTTATATACTGTAGGCATTGAGGGGTATTGATTATATTGCCGATGCTATACATCCGTATAATCCTTTTGGGTTATTTAGTAGGAGGTTGGAACCATTCCTATTCTCGCTGGTGCAATAATCACCGATATCAATGGCCTTACAATTGACCGACTTCAAAATGTTGGCCCTGGCACTCTTAACATTAACGAAGAGAAGATCTATGAGGTTGGTAACTGGAAGTCTCTAGCTACTGTCCGTGACACCCCTGACCTTACTTGGTCTGCTGAAACTCTTGATGTGACCGCCGAGTTGGAGGCACGTCTTGTTGGTTTCCCCGGTGCGGCTAAGGCCGGGACCTCTGGTTCTGGTGGGGTTCTTTCGGGTATGGTTGGGTCTAATCAGATTGATTTCAATGATGCTCAACCGATTGATGTTGTTTCTCCGTTCAAGTCTTCGCGTAACAACTACGACATTTTCCGTGGGCTTATCGTTCCTTATCTGACTATCGAGCGTGCAACTTACCGTTATGCTGTCGGTCAGAATGCTACGAAGCAGTTCTCTTTGCGTGGAGATACTATTATTTTCGCTCAGGGCCAGCCTTACGTTTACGAGCAGCCGTTTACTTATAGTTCGGGCGGGGTTACCTATACTCTTCCTCATACTGGGGTTCCTTACGTTGAGGGCGCTGACACGCTGTACGCCTATAGCGCTATTCTGATCAACTCTGCTAATGGAACATATAAGCGCTTGTTCTATGATGGGGATGAAAGTATTACGGGTGCCGGTTATTGGAATACTTCTAGCACAGGTATTACTGTTGGTGGTTCTGCAGAGCTTAATCAGGGTTTTGATACGATCCGGTTTACTTATGCTTCGACAACGACCACTGACTATACCCAGTTGGGTTTGAACCCTTCTGGTTTCCCTGTTCACGAGCCTGTTACGGATAAGCCTGCGGCTGTTCGTGGTCATAGCACGAAGGTTTATGTTGGTACTCCTGGCGCTTCCGGGTATTTCGATTTGTTCTCTGGCGTTCAGACCGCTGAGGTTAACTGGTCTGTGTCTTTGGAGAAGGATGAGGAGCTTGGTAATAAGCGTACTGTTTCTCAGGAGTATGATGTTCCTGAGGTTTCTGGTTCGCTTTCAATTAAGCCTTCTGATACGGCTGATTTGTGGGCTAAGCTTGCCCGTATTACGGGTGTTCCTTCTAATCAGTCTATTGGTCCGAACTCTTCGGTTCCGGTTCCGTTGGAGATTCAGTCGTTGGATGATGCGGGTAACGTTTTGCAGACTATTTATGTTCCTGATGCACGGTTCACGCCTCCGGGTTTGAGCGCTCAGGTTCAGCAGAAGCTTGAGGTTACTTTCGATTTCAAGTCTGATGGTGGCGAGCTTTATGCATATAATGGTAGTCGCCGTTGATTGACCTTGTTTAATCTGGTTGACGAGAGATCCCGGTCTTTATGGGCCGGGATCTTTGGTTTTTGTGGTGGGGTGGTCGTTATTTATTGTAAGGTTGTTTGTTGAATAGTTGTAGTTGTAGGAGTTGTTATGGGTAATGTTATCGCGCCGTCTCGACGGAGGTTGTCTGATCTTTATATTCGTGGGGTCGAGTTGGCTCTTAACGATGATGAGGGGGACGATCCGATTGTTGTGTGGGTGTCTAAGTTGACGCCTCTTCAGCGTGAGCAGGCGGGTGCTGAGGCTAACAAGGAGAGAGCTAAAGCTCTTTTGTTGAAGAATGCGCCGGATATGGATGCCGAGCGTATCGCACGGGTCGATCAGCTTGAGTTGGTTGGTCTTGATTCTCGGGAGTCTCGGATCAATTTTATTGTGATGCCTGAGCTTCAACGTCTTGAGAAGAGTATTTCTGAGGAGATTGCTGGTAGGGACGAGTGGTCGAAGGATAACTATTTGGTTTCTTTGCAGGATTCTTGGAATGATTCTTTGCATAGTAAGTATGATGAGGACCCTGAGGATGTTGATGCTAAGCGGGTGTTTGCGGAGTTGATGCGTTACACGGAGGCTGTGAATAAGAAGGTTTCTGCTGGCCGTCGTGGTCTTGTTAAGGAGTATGAGAGTGCTTCTGAGGCGGAGGTTTTGAAGAAGGCTCTTGATCGTGCTATTGAGGTGGAGGCTGATACTCGGTGGTATCACGAGTTTAAGCGGTGGATCGTGTATTTTGCTGTTCGTTTGCCTGAGTCTCATAAGGATCTGTATTTTGAGTCTAAGGTTGAGGTTGATGAGCTTGATCAACGTATCTTTGACCGCATTTTTGATACTTATGAGTCTATTTCGGTTGATCCCGTGGAGGGAAAAGGTTAGCCGGTGAGCCTCAATTTTTGAGGCTTGTCTTGGCCGCAAAATCTTTGGGTGATGTGAGCTTGGTTTGGCCTCAGGGTTGTGTGATTGAGGATTTGCCGGACGATTTTTTTGTTGCTTTGGATCATTCTATTGAGATTCTTTCGTGGCGGGAGAATCTTATGAGTGTTGATGAGATGCCTCCGAGGTGGATGTGGCATTTGGATTGGAAGATTAAAGAGTGGTTTGAGCAGGTTGATGCTGCTCGTAAAGCGAAGTTTGATTCTAAGTCTAATGATTCTCCTGTGTGGAATGATGATGTGGTTATGAATGAGGCTGTCTAGTTTTGTCGTTATTCTTTTATGAGTAGTAGTGTGCCGATTGAGGGGTTTGCTGGATGGCTGGTGAAGATTTTATTCTGAGAGTTGGCGCTGATTTTTCGGGGTTTACTTCGGAGTTGTCTCGGGTTGCGGCGACTGCTCAGGCACAGGCGGAAATGCCGAGTCTAAAGGACCCTGTTCCTCAGGTTGGGTTCAGGAATATTGATGCTCCTTCTGCTCTTGTTTCTAAAGACGGTGGGGCCGTTTCAGCGAGTCTTCTGGCTCAGGAGCAGGCTATTTTGGGGTCTGCTCAACATATAGCTAAGCTGGTTAACCAAGTTAAGCTTGGCGAGACTACGCCCATGGCGTTACAGGATGCTTATAAGAGCAGGTATACGGTGAACAAGCTTCTGGCCCCCGAGGGGGCCATTGGGAGGGAGCGCGAGAGAATTATAGGTGAGTTATCTCGTGGTGGGGCTTTGCCTGATTCTGAGATTAAAAATTTCAGACAAAAGTTTAATAAGCAGGCTAGGTCTATACTTGGTACTGACGGGTCTTTTTTGAAAGATATTCTTCATACGTCTGGCGGGGGTTTAAGGGATTCTTCGGGGCTACTTCAGTATACTCCTAGGAAGATAAATGATCTTTTAAATAATTTCTATTCTAGTGTAGAGAAAGCGGGCGTTGTTGTAAGCGACAACCGGCCTAGAGCAGAGAAGTTCGTTACGCCCGAAGGAGAGTTTAGAACTTATCGGGCGG